TGGTATCCTCCGCAAGAATATCTATATAAGTCATTGGTTTCTCTTGACCTATTCTATCTATTCTAGCTTCAGACTGTTTTCTTTTTTCTAAGTCATAACCATTAGAATAATAAATCATATTACTGGCTGCAGTTAAGGTAATACCATACCCTCCTGTAGCAGGAGTTCCAACGAAGAATCTTATCTTATCATCTTCTTGAAATTTCTTTATATTCTCTTGTCTTTCACTTTGAGGAGTTAAGCCATAATAATCAACACAACACCCTTCCCCAAATTCTTCTGTAATAGCTTTAATTATTTGATTCACATCATATTGATAATGCGCCCAAATAACTACCTTTCCTTCTACTTCCTCTAATACATCAATTAATTCATCAATACGATTATTACTAATGTTTTGAGTAGTGCCATCATCTGCTTTAAAATGGCCACAAGTTATTTGATGTAATCTCATTAATTGAGTTAAGGCAGTAACTGTAGTAATCATTTTACCATTCATTTCAGCTAAAGCCATTTGTTTCATCTGCTGATAAACTTTCTTTTGATCTGCAGTTAAATGCACAATTCTCTTCATAAATGTTTTCTTAGGTAAATCTAAACAATCATCTTTAAGTACCCTATAAGAAAAAGGTTTTAATATTTCAGATAATTCTCCTAAATTTTTATAACCAACAATCTGTTGAAATGTTCTACCACCTACACTCATATTTCTCATAATGGCGTATTTTGCTCTAAAATTATACCAAGAAGAATGTCCTAATAACCAAGAATCTAAAAATTCACATTGTGTATATAAATCAATTGGAGACTTAGTTACTGGAGAACCTGTTAATATTCTTCTATATTTAGCAAGCTTTCCAAGTTTTAATACAGACTTTGTTCTTTTAGCTTCTTTGTTTTTAATAGTAGTAGATTCATCAATTGCCATTAAAGCTGAATGACAATTTAAAAATCTAGAAGCAAAGTCCACACCTTTCTTAGTAGACAATGCCTCTACATTCATAATTAAAATATGAAGATCTATTTCATTTTTAAAAAGAACATTTAATTTATCTTGTTGCTTTTTACCAATATTTGATTGCCACAAAACTGCCTTCTTTTGAACATGATCTACTAAATGAGTAGGTATTTCAGAATCATACCAGTTTTTATAAACACCTTTTGGTGCTATAATTAAAGCACCATTAATTTTACCCCTATCATAAAGCATAGAAATATTGTCTATAAGTACCTTAGATTTACCAGTACCCATTTCCATAAAATAAGCAAATACTTCCTTATTCCATGACATTTCTAACGCCTTTAATTGGTGCGCGTAAGGTTTCGTTTTAAATTTATAATTCATAATATTTTTCTTTTTTCTTTCTTGACTTCTTATATAATAATGTTTATATCTTTTGTCAAGAAAGTATTTATGGAAAAAGAAAGCACAGTTTACGTATTACAAGAATTACCAGGGACTAAAATTGGGCGTCCTAAATATAATATTATAGGTGCTCAAAAATTTGGTAAGTTAAAAGTTCTTCTTAGAGAAGATACTCAAATTATTATGAGTCCTGGTCCTATAATATTTGAACTGAGAAGACTTTTGAAAGATTACAACTCTAACGATTATTTATTATTATCAGGAGATCCTTCTGTTATAGGACTTGCATGCGCAATTGTGTCTGATATAAATAATGGAAGATTTAATCTTTTAAAGTGGGATAGACAAGAACAAATGTATTATCCATTAGAAATAAATTTATACGAGAAAGGAAAAATAAATGAGTAATATGGACGGACATATAGATAAAATAACAATAGATTTTGAAAAAGACAGAGTTGATTCGGTTACACAGATTGATCAAACTAAAACTTTGTCTGATAAAGTAATTGAACTAAGAAACTTAGAAGATCAAGTTGCAGCTTCTGAAGATCATACTAGAGGTCTAAAAGAAAAAGCAAGAGAATTGTCTCAGGTGATTATTCCTAAGATGATGCAAGAAATGAATATAACAAAATTAAAATTAAAAGATGGTGCTCAAATAGAAGTCACCAATTTTTATAGTGCCAAGATAACTCCTGAAAAACAGGAAGAGGCATTTAACTGGCTTCGAAGTAACGGCTTAGGGGATATCATTAAAAACGATATCACTGTTACCTTTGGTCGTGGCGAAGATAACAAGGCAATGGCGTATGCTACCCTTGCAAAAGGTCAAGGATATGAACCCGTCCAGAAAGTTGGGGTTCATCCTCAGACACTTAAAGCAGTGGTTCGTGAGCGTGTTGAGTCTGGACAAAACATGCCCACGGATCTTTTTAACACGTTTGTAGGTAACCAAACGAAAATAAATAGGAGAAAATAGATGCTAGAAAATAGTAACGAGAAACAAGTAGCTGTTAAACAAGAAGCGGGTCTGCCTTCAGATGCGTTGTTTGAAGCAGATGCTAAACTAGGTTTTGAGAATGTAGACCAAGAAAGCTTGGCTTTACCTATCTTAAAACTTTTACAAAACGGATCAGGAGAGGCTCAGAAACGTAATCCAAATTACGTTGAAGGTGCTGAACCTGGTATGTTTTTTAATACAGTGACGAGAAAACTGTATGACGGTGAGAAAGGAATACAAGTTATTCCTTGTCACTATAGATTAGAGTACCAAGAATGGGCAGATTTTGGAACTGGTTCTGGAAGACCAGAGAACATATATCCTGCATCAAGTGATATTCTATCTAAGACCACAAAAGATGCCATGGGAAAGGATAGATTACCTAACGGTAATTACATCCAAAAGACTTCTCAACATTTTGTTATCATAACTGATGGCAAATCTGCTGAGACAGCTTTAATCTCAATGTATTCATCACAAGCAAAAGTTTCTAGAAAATGGAACTCAATGATGATGAGTATAACTAAAAATGGTAAAGATGGTCCTTATACACCGCCTCCATTTAGCCACTATTATAAGATATCTTCTGTCGAGAATACCGGCAAAGGAAATCAATGGTATGGCTATAACATTGTAAAAGTTGGTGAAGTTTCAGATGCCAATGTTTACAAGAGAGCTAAAACCTTTTACGAAAGTTGTCGTAGAGGTGATTCATCGGTTAACGGTAGCGGAAAATAAATTCCTTTCCGGATGGAAGATGGGCGAGGAAAGCGAGAGTGGAACTCGCCCGTTCAAAACATTATGATGAATCAATTTAAAGAAATATTTGAAGGATTAAACTGTGCATATGGCCAGTACATACCTAGTAACACTTACTCTGAAAATGGTAAGCAAAAAGGAAAACCTTTTACTGTTAGAAAAACAGTAACAGATATTCTTTGGCAAAATCATTTAGATGGTAAGGAACCTGCACTAGGTATTATTCCAATCAATGAACAAAGTCTATGTAAATGGGGATGTATTGACATTGATCAATATAACTTCGATCATAAAAAATTTATTAAAAAAATAAAACAAAAGAATTTACCTTTAATTGTATGTCGATCTAAGTCTGGGGGTGCACATGTATTTTTATTTGCAAGTGAACATGTTCAAGCTGCATTGATGAGATCTAAATTAAAAAGAATGGCAGCACTATTAGGATATTCTGAGTGTGAAATATTTCCTAAGCAAGAATTTATATTAATTGAAAGAGGAGACACAGGTAGCTTTTTAAATCTTCCTTATCATGGAGGAGATAAAACTACTCGTTATGCATTTAAAGAAGATGGCGAATCAGCAACGCTAGAAGAATTTATACAAATGTATGATAAATATAAGATACCAAAAGAAAAATTTGAGTCTTTAAAAATAGAAAGTAATAAAGAACAAATTATAAAAGACGGACCACCTTGCCTACAAACACTTTGTAAAGAAGGCTTTCCAGAAGGAACAAGAAACAACGGACTATATAATATTGGAGTTTATTTAAAGAAAGCAAATCCAGACACATGGCAAACAGATTTAGCAACATATAATACAAGATTTATGAAACCACCTTTAAGTCCTCAACAAGTAATGACTACAATTAAATCTCTTAACAATAAAGACTATCAATATAAATGCAAAGACCAACCTATATGTAATTTCTGTGATTCTACAACATGTCAAACTAGAAAATTTGGAGTAGGCAACGGAGTTATGATGCCAGAGATTTCTAATTTAAGAATATTTACATCTGATCCACCAATATGGTTTGTTAATGTGGGAGGTCAAACTGTAGAAGTAGATACAAAAACATTAAGAAACTTTGATTTATTTGATGAGTCTTGTATGGATCAAATTAGAGAAAAATTACCACCAATACCAAAACCAGTGTGGAGTAGAAAAGTATCTGAACTATTTAAAAGTGTAGAAGAGATAGAAGCTCCTGAAAGTTTAACGTTTAAAAAACAATTAGAAGAATATCTAGAAAATTTTACAACGGATCGAGCAGCAGGGAAACAAAAGAGTGATATTAATAGAGGTGTATCTTGGACAGATGAAGGAAAAACTTATTTTAAATTTAAAGATTTTTGGAATTATTTACAAAGAACTCGTTCTTGGAATATGGAAAGAAATAAAACTTCTCATAAAATACAAGAACTATTTAATGCAAAAGAAACTGTTTTAAAAATTTCTGGTAAATCAGTTAAAGTCATGGTTATGGACGCATTAGATGTAAGTAAAACAACAGATAAACCACCAGAAATAGAAAGACCATCGTTTGCGAAATGACTAAAAGAATAATAATACCTGGTCCACCAGGAACTGGTAAAACATATAGATTAATTAATACTTATTTAAAGAAAGAAGTAAATGAACATAAAACACCTGTTAAGAAGATAGGCTTTTTTACATTTAGTAGAACTGCATCAGAAGTTGCTAAACAAAGAGCAATAAAATTTTTAACTAATATAGATTGGGATGAAGATTTAAAATATTTTTCAACTTTACATGCACTAGGTGCAAGAGAATGTGACATAGACACCAACACTCAACTACTTAAAGGAAAGAAATGGGATATGTTTAAATCTTATGTAGGTGGATTTGCTGAAAGATTAAACTTTGATACTTTTACAACTGAAGATGGGGGTATTGTTTATGGTAATGAATATATGAAAATAATAAATTTAGCTAGATCAAGAAAGATAAGTTTAGAGAATCAATATAATCTTCAAGAACATTTACAAGACATTGGTTTTAATGATCTAGATTATTTAAATAGATGTTTAATTAAATATAAAAAAGATAATCAAATGTATGAATTTATAGATATGATATCTTTATTTGTAGAAAAAGAAAAATGTCCTCCTTTAGATGCTGTATTTTTAGATGAAGCACAGGATTTAAACAATCTTCAATGGGATATGTTTCATTACATAGAATCAAAAGCAAAACGTTCTTATATTGCAGGAGATGATGATCAGTCCATTATGGGTTTTCAAGGTTCTAATTCTGCTCATTTTGTTAAATTACATAAAGACAAAGATACAGAAATAGACAGATCACTAGTTAAATCAAGAAGGGTTCCAAGAGCTGTTCTTAAAATTGCTAAAAGTATATTAGAAAAAATACCATCAGGGGAAAGAGTTCCAAAGGAATGGTTACCAACTGACTTTGAAGGAACTGTATCTTTTGTTTCAAATTATGAAAGCATTGATTTTAGCAAAGGCCGTTGGTTAATACAGACAAGAACTAATAAAATGTTGGAACCTATTAAAGACTTTTTTGAAGATAAAGGTTTTTATTATTCTAGTAAGAAGGGAAATAGTTTAGTCAGTAAAGAATTATTTATTGCAATTGATTCTTGGAATAAATTAAATGAGGGATTATTGGTTCCTGCTAAATCTGCAAGAAAAATGTATTCTTATATGAGTGTTACTGGAGGTAAGATACAAAGAGGATTTGGCACTGGTAAATCTTTTAAAGAGATTAGTGAAGAAGTCATATGTCTCGATGATCTAAGAAAAGACCACGGGCTACTAGCGACAGGAAGCTGGCAACAAGCATTTGATAAGTTAGATGAAAGAAGAAAACAATACATTTTAACTTTACAAGAAAATAAAGAAGATATCTCACCGACATCCAAACCAAGAATTAGATTATCAACCATTCATGGAGCTAAAGGAGATGAAGATGAAAACATTGTTCACTTCTTAGATTTAGATATTTTAAGTTACAATGAATTTCAAAGAAATCCTAATCCAGAACATAGACTTCAATTTGTTGGTGTAACTAGAACAATATCTAATTTATATTTAGTTAATCCAACAGGACAATACGGATATCAAATATGAACACCGTGCATCCATATGCTGAAAGTAGAAAACGAGCTAGAAAAAAATGGAGACAAAGTGCTAAAGGTAAGGCATGGGATAAAGCATATCTTCAGAGACCAGAAGTTAAAGCAAGAAGACATGAATACTATATTAAAAGATTAATTAAGGAATGTGCCAATGAAAGATGAAATATATAAAAAGCAGGTAGGCGGCGATCACTATAAATCTATGGTTATTCAGCCATCAGAATTTATAAATAGAAATAATATTCCTTTTGCAGAAGGTAATGCTATTAAATATTTATGTCGTCACAAACAGAAAGGACAAAAGCAAGATTTGGAGAAAGCAATCCATTATTGTCAAATGGCAATAGATCGTGATTACCCAGAAGAAAAAGAAGAAAAAAAATCTAACTCATGGGGGATAAACAAATGATTTTTGAAGCACAAACGGAATGGATAGCACCAGATAACTTTCCAGATTTAA